CCTGCAAGCCCTACTACTCACAGGACGTGAGTAGCCCCCCCGGCCTAGCAAAGCCGGCCGGGAGATAAGGGGAAACTGAATGAGAGATCCAAAGAATTGGAGTGATATATAAGAATGTAACTTAAAGTTAGAGGTGGTTTGAATCCATTCACACATGATCTAAGCAATGATGCTAAAGATACCGTATCCACGATGAGCCGGAATAAAAATCGTTCCGGAACAAAGTTGAATACAGTTTTTGAACATCAACATAGCTTTGCGAGTAACAAGCTCTGAATAAATCGACCGAGTATATCAAATTCGGTGTCACATATAAAGAGCAACTGAAAGATGTCTGTGCAAAGGGGTAACCCGATGCCAGTTCATCAGTCAGTTCAAGAGAGAAAGATCTTCTCCGTAAGTTGTTAATCGTCGATTCTGCCCAGAATCGATCAAGCGGAATCACGGTGCGAGGAAATATCCTCGTATCTTCACCGTAGTTTTCGAGTGGATTACCCCAAGACGGGGCAGTTTTCCATACTCGGTCATATGATGTCGCGAATCCGCGAACACCATACGTCCCATTTGTTATTGTTCCTGCTATTGTACACACAAGCGAACCGGGTAAGTTTTTTACCTTATGGTCCACCTGAACGGTCCTGTCATATTCATACACTAAACGTGTACGTATACAGGACCATTTCACTTTCTTCGACCGTTCATTATAAACGAAACGACGTTTCAAGCGAGGCACATAAACACGATAAAACTCTGATTTCGAATCACCGACGTCCATCACCTTTCTCAAGGGCTTTGGCAAATCAGCCAGATAAACTGGAGAGCGCATCGAAACAGGAACTTTAACACCCGCACAATCATCCTCCCAATTTGGGACATAACAGGTTCGGTCTTCCAACGGTAAAAGTGATAATAAATACTCACAAGAACGCGGAAGGGGCCATGAGTGATAAACACTCCAAGCATTGAGCCTGTTAATCATGGAAAAGATATCATGTTTATCTGCGAGAGTTTCGCAGTAAACGGGTCTGACGTTGTAGCCATCATAATAGTCTCCTCCACATGACTCTCGAAAGAGACCACTGGAGTATGACTTCTTAGTATTAACTACAAAACCGAAGTCTTGGAGCACCTTTACAAGTGGACCATAGATCCGGGCGTCAACGATGATGTCGTCTCCGTAAACCCCCCAAGTTTTAAGACGATCCCCACATCCACGTTGATTAAACGGGGATGAGAAGTGATCGTACTCAGGAAGGTCTGCGAGATTATAAAGTACTTGGACAATCGCTGACAAGAACACGGTCATTAAGGAGAATGTAAAACCATTCCCCATGGTGGACATCATATGTTTCTCAACCAAAGTATCTCCAACGAGTATTTTGTCGGAGCGAAAAAGGTTAAACATTTGAGTCCAGAGCAGCGGAAAGGAGTTGTCTATAAGACACTTAGGATAATCGGAGGCGCTTGATAAATCAAGCGTGCACCATTCCCAAGTTCTCGTTTCCATATGGAATGAAGAAAAGGATCCTAGCAGTGCTAGTTCACGATTCAATTCCTGCTGTCTTTCCAAATTGCAATCAAACTGTTCTAAAAGAACCTGTACGAGTACAGTGTGGAGCATGAGTTGTAAAATCATGTTTCCACTAGGTTGCTTGCAGATACCGCGTTCCTCTTCGCCAGTTTTTGGGACTGAGAGAAAGACCGCATGTGAGTCGAGATAGTCGCCATCACCATACACTTTCGCGCGAACAGATTCCGCGAGATAAGTCAATGGTGTGACGCGTGTTATCCAACGATACACGTTAAATGCTTCTACGGAGCTAAAACTTAAAGCTCCCTCAAAACATTTTTCAAACATGCCGGTAACGTTCACATCCACGTGAGCAGATGCGCCGGGACCGACACGAAAGCCAGAGTTTAGATTATTATAAGTTAAATAATCCTTTGACCCTAATTTCTTAAAAAGGCTCATTCCAACCTCCCCGTACACGACTGCCGAAAAATCAGGCAATCGGAGCGAGTTAAATTGTTCATCATATTTGACGATGAACTCACGGTTGAAACTCTCACAGCGATCATTAGCAGACAAGAATTTCTTGCATGCGTTATCTTTTCTCAAAGATAGCGGAGTATACCCGATGCCACTACGACATCCAGTATACTTCTTAACAATTGCGGCTCCAAGTGATGTAACAGCGAAATACCGAGCAGAACACATAAAGGCCTCGCGGCCCGTTCTACTAGATAGATAGCATACCACGTCACGCGAGAGTGAGAAGGCCTCTTTAATATGGGTTTCATCTGAAACTACCTCGTAAAATAAGTCAAAGAGCGCTGAACTTTTAACAGTCCTCTTCTGCCGGTTTTTACGCGACGGAAGTTTTTTACTCACATAATTCATACATCCTCCTAAAGGAATATATTAAAAACAGAGAAAACTAAAGACTCGTACTAGCCGAGTACACCATTATTCAGGGTGTCCCCAATGCCTGACGATTGACCCCAGCATATACCAACTAAGCAGGAAAGACCAGCACGCACGTTTGGTGCGTCGTAAGTCTCACTGCCAGCGGCAATGTGGGCCGTTAATCGATAGTCATTCACAAACCATTGTCCAGAAGCGACTTGCGCTGATTTCCGAACCAACAAAACAAAATTGTTGTATGGAACTCGTGAATATTGCCCTGTCACGCCATTCAAAAACGCTTTAGCGAGAGTTTTAAAAACATTCTCTCGCCGAGCGGTAATAGTAAATGGCGCGTTTATGGAGTGGACTACTACACCAGTTTGCGTACCGCCTATTGCAGTGATAACAGCCTGCTTCGATCTCAGATCGACAGCCTGATCCGCTGCAGCGGTATACGTTGGTGATGTAAAGCCAGTTTGTGCCCCACCTGTAATGGAGCCAGTAATGGTAACAGACATAATGTCCTACCTCATGTTGTGTTTAATTAAATTGACAAAGGTCTCTAACTGAGAGCTGGACAATTGAGGATTTCGCAATTCGTTGCGATGAGCCCCTTGTGCAAGCTTGTTAGTCACTAAAGCCGCGACATTCGCGACTTGGCTTATCTCAGGTACTTTAAATTCCAAGCTAGGAACGAAAGTATCAAGTGAAGCTGGAGACCGGTTAAAAGCGAAAGAAGACGACTTGGATGGAGTAACCTCTCCGGAGAGAGTCCATTCACCAGGTATCGTGCGGAGACTATAGTTCGTAGTGGTCACTGATTTCTGTATCTCTACAGTCCAGCAATCACTCAGAACTCCTCGCCTAAAAGCAAGGGCGTTAGCAAAATCTCCAACATTCGATACATAGTCGACTGCCCACGTATAGGGATACAAATTCCATACAGTGGGAGCAAACTCAAAAGGTGACGCGCCAAACCTGGCATTGTCAAAATTGAGTTGCGAAGGAGGATTCCTTAGATCTAGGGTCCCGCCAAACTTAACGATAGTGGTCGTCTTTGAAACAGACGAACCATCGATATATAAGGCAGGCCAATAAAAGTCAGATACAGTATTATCTTCGTGGACATAATTGTCGACGACGTACGTACCAGAGACTTTTCTAAAAAGTGAATCCGAGTTGCCTAATTGAGCAACTCCATCCATTATATTAGAGATATCTGTAACTATGGGTTTTACTCCAAAGTTATACTCTAAATACAAGGACGACACTTCTTCAGCCGCAGCCGCAAGGTTTCTACCTTTGACGTTTTTAAATACACGACCCAGGGTTTGGGCAGCATTGTTTGTGCTATGTGTAAGTGCATCAAAAGCATGGCCTATAGTTCTCGAGGTCTCTTTCAACTCACCCGTAAATACACCACCATCCACCACAGCCTCAGATAACTTCTGAGCGAGTTTTTGGTAAGCGGCATTACGAGCGGTTGTTAGAGCAGCAGCGTCACCATACGCAGTAGGGAAACGTGGAATTGTACCACCTGCGCAGTGCACAATAGCTCCGATATTAATACCGGATAGTGCACCGTACAATGTGGCATCCACGACTCCCCAGGCGTCCACCGAAAGCTTCTGTAAGGTTGCATTCGAGGGAACATGGTAAGGCGGGGGTCCATTATTGACTCCAGTTCTAACGAACGTAGAGCCACGTCTACTACTAGATGTCTCATCGATGATAAGTCCGCGGGTATAATGCCCAGCTCCCCATTGGGAGGGATTCTCAACGATGGTGACTGCACCAATAGTAAATGATGCAGAAGTAGAAAAATCAAGTGTCTCGGTCCAAGGACCGACAGGATGACTAGACATTTTTGAACACCTCAAGGAAGAAGATACTGCTTCGCGAGAAGCAAGATATCTGAATGGTCAGAAAAACTCGGGAATGCCAAGAAGCCTTTCCAGACGACGTATCAGAGCGCACGAAAACACAATATTCCAAGAAGTTTGAATTTGTGTTTGCGTAATTTCGGGATAAAAGATTATTCCGCGAGACTGGGCGGTAGCCTGCAACAGTTGCCAACGATTCCAAAGAACGTCGACACCTGGTGTAAGCGCACCGGCCAGGCCTGAATACGGTACATTGTACATATGGTCCAAAGAATCAGGACCATTAGTGTACCCTGTATAAATATTAGTCTTAGGCACTTAGCACCTCCAACGAAAGCTCATTATTCGCATCTATCAATTGATTAAATGACTCAAGAACAACCCCCTCACCGTCAAAACCTCCTAATTCTAGGAGAACGGGAAGAAGGTTAATAAACGAGTCCGACATATAGGCAACCTGAAGCATCGTATCTCTCATAAAACGAGTAGATAGGAAAGAGTCCGGTTGGCTTAATGCAGTCTGATAGTCATTAATATCTACAGCAAAAACTGCAGGATAGTTAAGGACAAAAGCAAAAGTATGCAAGAACCGACCAGAGAGGCTCGGTTCAATTGTATACAACTGCAATAGCTGGTGATAATCATCAGCGAAGGTCAGAAAGTAATCTGGTAAATGCTGTTTTTGAATTTTCATTAGAGTACTCCATGAGTTTACTGCCAACACGCCACCCGGCGTGCAGATCAGAGATCCT